CTGAGTTATGCGCTTCATCAAAGTAAATCGTATTGACTTCGATATCTGCTTCTACAAGACGATGTAGAGAGTGATATGTGGTAAAGATTACTACATTCTCACCAGCAGTTCTTGCTGTATTTACAAACAGATTGATCTTTTCTGCTTTTGTTGTAGAGAAGTGTGAAGTCTCACCACTATGAACATGCATCACATGTGTGTGAGTTGTATCAATGACTTCCAGAAACTCACTACAAAGTTGTTCAGCAAGCAGAATACGTGGTGCTACAACAACAATAGTAGAACCATTATCAATATACTTTTGATTCTCAATAATATCGTGTATCATACACAAGGTCTTACCACCTCCAGTCGGCACAATTACTTGCCCAAGATCGTACTTCAACATAGCATCACATGCAAGTTGCTGGTGAGGACGAAGAGTGATGGTCACTGGTGTGTGGTGAACTATGGACTTATTATAGCACCCAGAGGACCTCCTGGCAAGGTTCTATGACAGTTTGTGCAGTGTCACAACCACTTCGTCACCCACTTGCTTGACTTCCTTTATTTTATATCCTTCTGCCATCATATTCATATCGTGGTTAATGGTAGTCTTATATTGATGACATTCTTTACAAAGCAGCTGACATATGTCTGCTTCTTCTAACAGTTTTTCTAATGTATATCCCCAACACTTTCCTATTGTAAAACTCTTTTGTGTTCTATCAATATGATCAAATTGCAAATCTTTTGTTGTTCCACACCCAACACATTTGCCTCCAAGATGCTCTACTAGAGTTGCTTTCTTTTTATCTTTAAGATCTCTTACACTGGCATTTATTTTCTCTCTATTACTTTTAGCATATTCTCTATGATATGCGTTTCTCTCTTCTTTATTTTCGTAATGATATGCTTTAGCACGGGCAAGTTTATCTTCTTTATTCTTATATGGCATCGTATTAAGGTCAGTTGCTATTACTATTTATAATAATCTGTCCTTTGAATATACTATAAAGCACCCTGACCTTTGTCATATGCCAGCATCTCATTCAGTGCTTTGCGTTGATGGGGTCTGAGAGTGATGGTCAAAGGTGTCCCTCGATTACCTTCTTATTATAGCAGAAAACCGTCCCCAGTGCGACCTGGTGGACGGTTCTTAAAGTGTCTTATAGCTTCCTCTTCAACCCTAACAAAGGTAGTCTACAGGGTTTTTACGATAGTGTCAAGCTTGTGGCTCCAACTCCAATAATAGTAAAGGTTAATGTTGTACCAACTACGCTTATTCTTACAGGATCACCAGTTCCACTTGTAAATCCATTAGTAAATGTTGCAATACCCAAAAGATTAATATTTCCAGTTCCGGTTATATTGTTACTATTAACATCTAAATTGCCACCTAACTGAGGATTAGTATCTTCTACAACGTTTTGGAGTGCAGATGTTAAATATGTGGAAGAATCTATACTTCCGTCTGCCTTTAGGAATTGAGATGATGTTCCAGTGGTAGTAGAAATAGAACTAGCAGTAATACTACCAGTAGTAGCAGTAATATCTCCAACAGAAACAATATTACCAGTAGCAGCAATATTACCAACAACATCTAATTTTTCTGTTGGTATGGTAGAATTAATTCCAATATTTCCACCAGATCCTAATATTAGATTATTCGTAAGATTAAGATTATTATCAAATTCTACATCTCCACTTACATAAGCAGTACCAACAACTTGTAGTTTATATAAGGGATTTGTAATTCCCACTCCAAGATTTCCTGCACTAGTAAGTGCCATTAATCTTTGAGTTTCTTTATGCCAGTAGAATCCTCCAGTTGTTCCTACAATTTCGGACGGATTCAGGTAAAAATTAAGATTACCTGTTCCATAATTCATTATATCCAGAGAATATGGGTCACTAAATTGAGAAAATGCTCCATCAGTATTTCCATATCTCAATACACCATTATATCCAGTAATATTTTCACTTCTACCCAGACCAATTAGGGATGCATTTGAATCACTCGTAACCTGAATTTCCGTTTGAATATTTTTTCTTACATGAATATCACTCGAAGGTGTGGTCGTATTAACACCTATTTTATTAAAGTATGAAGTTCCAGAAAGAATATTAATATTTGATGTGATTAAATCAGGTAATCTATCATCATCAATAGTTCCGGTCGTTATATTTGCACCATCTGCTAAATTAGTGGCAGTTGTAGCAGTTCCAGTTACATCACCAGTAAGATTTCCTATAAATGTAGTTGCCGTTATAATACCGACAGACATCGTAATTGCTGTTCCGACTTTAAGTTCAGTAAAAGTAGAAACTCCACTCGAATTTAAATCACCAGTTACATTACCAGAAAAAGTGGTTGCAGTTATAACACCAGTAACATTCGCATTACCAATTACAGACAGTTCAGGATCTGAAGCACCAGGACTTGTTGTAGTATTAATACCAATCTTTGATGTTGTGTGAAGACCTACTCCACCATTATCAGTAATAAATGTAGTTCTTGCAAAACCAATTAAATTATCAACAGTATCTCCATTTGATAGTTTAAGTGTTAGGGCCGTAAGAGCACCACCAACATTTACACCATTCGCAATATCTATACTACTTGCGGTTAATACTCCAACTGTCGTTACACCAATTACCTCAACATTTTGAGTTACATATAAATCTCGTGTCGTAGTTAATCCAGTGGTTCTCGTATCTCCATAAACATTTAACAAATAGTTTTGTGGGACGGAAGTTCCAATCCCTACAAGACCATTTGCATTAATTACGAAATTATCATTATCAACTTGAAGACCAGACCTAAAATTAAATGACTTCCTAATATTTGCCATTACTATAATCTTTAGAGTTATTTATGAAGTTCTCATGATATAAGCAAGAGCATAGTATGGTGGAATGTTTGCATTGGTTCCAGAGGAACCTTCATTGTTTACAGTAGGTTTTGTGTAACTAACACTAGCACTCGTAGTGGTAATACTATCAACAGCAAAAGTAGATCCTGTTTTCCTTCCTTCTCTAAGAGAAGTTACACCTGTTAAAAAAGTTCCAGATGCCGAACCACCGGTTAACCCATGATTATGTGTAACGACTATGGCATTAGCACTACCACCTGTGTTATTCGGTGGTACATTTGGGTATGCAACACTAGCATTATCGCTATAAGCACCTAATATAAATTTATTTCTTAAATCAGGAGTTCCATTATTTCCATTACATAATTTATATCCATCAGGGATAGTTGCAATAGTACCCGACCATAGAATAATACCTCCAATTGGAACAGTTCCAGTCGATGCGGTTCCTAATGAATCTGCAAGTAATTGTGCGTTTGTTTGTGACATTAACTTATTCCTTTATATTAGTATTTAATAATTGGACGCATTCCAGTGTATGGTGGAAGGTTTTTATTGGTTCCATCTTCACCTCGATTATTAATGGTGATACCAGTTGATGCAGAATCAACAGTAACACCAGTAGTTTTTGAGCCTGTGTTCCTAGCATTATCGTAGGCTTCGTTATCGTTACTCCCATTCTGGGCCTGGTTAGCTTCGACCCTGACACCGGCGAAGGAATGGAAGTGACCAGGATCGGTGACTCCATGAGAGTGTGAATCATTAGAAACCTCATGATTATGAGAAACAACTACGGCATTAGCACTACCACCAGTAGCACCAGGTGTTGCAGAATAACCTGCAAATCTATCCACCAAATTGGGAAGAGTTCCCGTTGCTCCATATGATGTGCCCAATAAAGTGCGAAGGTCTTGTAATAATGATGCAGCAATGCCTTGGAACGTTCCTGATGTTGGAATTGTAGTACCATCACAATACAAATACCCTGCTGGTGTTGTTGCTGTTGCCACGTAAAATACAGAACCACGAGGTACTGATGGTTGCCAACTTACTCCGGTAGTTTGATTATTATCGGCAGTTAAAGCATACCCATTTTGCCCGACCGAAACTTTTGCAGCAGAATTATCTCCGGTTGCTACAATAATTTCACCTTTAGTATCCCAATCAAGATTACTAATTAAACTTCCTTGTCCACCAAGTCCAATAATAAAAGCACTTGTTCCAGATAAAGGTGCTGTCGTGAACCTTATCGTATTTGTGTTTTCTCCACCAGATTGTACGATAAAATAATCAGTTCCTGGTTTTTGGATAACTCCACCAAGAGAAACAATTAAGTTTGCAGAACTTCCGGCAGGTATAAATGCGGCACTAGAACGAAGTAATGAAAAATCTGTAAGAGTTCCATTAAATTGTGATGAAATATCATCAACTACAATAGAGTTACCAAGAGGAAAATCTCCAGTAATTGATCCAATCGAAGCAGGAACAAACCCAAGTGCATTTGTAACCTCTACAGAAGTTATGAGACCTTGAGTTCCATTGGAACGCAACATATGATATATGTCGTTTCCATTTATATTTGTGAATGATGGTGTTGTTGCAATAAACTGATCTGCTGTGATAGATCCATCAACATCAACATTATCATTAATAGGTAGAATATTTGTGGTTGATGAAAGATTTTTTAATTTAGTGTCACCAGTAACTTTAAGTTCTTCTTTGATTCTTACATCTTTATCAAAAGTAACAGGACCACCAAATTGTGAGAGAACCTGTCCAGAATCTCCACCTTCTACAACTAATCTTTCTTTAATTGTAACTT